TGATTTAATTGAAGAGCCTCCTACAACAAAAGATTTTAAAGATATTGTTACTAAGTATATGAATGCTCACGCGGAAAAGACAGAAGATGATAAGTATAAATACGTAAATACAGTAATTACTCTTGACCACTCTTTATTGTTAAAGAAGGCGTCCTACGAACGTGACAAGTTCGAAATGTTATATAACTTTGGAGAAGCCTGTACAGAACTAAAACGTAAATTTCCAATTGCATTTATTATTCTCAGTCAGCTAAATCGTAATATAGATAGCCCTGATCGAGCAGAAGAAGGTAAAATTGGTAATTATATTCTTAGTTCTGATATTATGGGTGCCGATGCATTATTACAACACGCAGATCTTCTGATTGGTATTAACCGACCCGGTCTTATGAAAATAAGATTTTATGGTCCCGATAGATACATAATAGAAGATGATAACGTATTAGTAATGCATTTTCTCAAATGTCGTAATGGAGATACTCGCATGAGTTTTTTCAAAGCAGAGTTTCATAAAATGCAAATTGCTGAAATGACAACACCTCCTCAGCAAGAAAAAAGAATAAATACCTATAAATAATGAGTATTAGCACAACAGGAAAAAGTAAAAACAGCAAGTCAGATCTCTATAAAGAGAAAATGACAAAATTAAGAGAGTTGCATCAAACTACTTTAGATTACATTGGAGAATCTAATGCCTACTTCTATCCTAAAATGGCATATAAACCAATAGGTTTAGAAGAAGTATGCGTTGGCTTTTTTCCAAGTGAGTTAAGAAAAGGAACTAATATTTATACTGAGTTTGTCAGTAGAGACTATGAATCAGAAGATCATGAAAGAACTCTATGGAAATATGAATTTAACCCTCATTGGGAAGAAGAGTATCCAAAAGGTGAGACTTCAACAGGAAGCGAAATTTATTATATTCCTGTCAATGAACTGGTAAAAATTCCAAGAGTAACTCAACCTACTTCTAATATTAAAGTTATAGATAGCCTTGAAGAAATCCTTTCTGGTCCTAGTGAGAAATCAATAATACAAGTCTTAGAAAATATTAATAGTACTCTTTTATTAATTGCTGATCGTTTAAAATGAGTGAAATTACATTGCCAACTAAAATAGTTAAGGCATCAAATAAAAGCCCTAAGAATCTAATTCTTATAGCAAAACCAAAAGTCGGTAAAACTACTTTGTTATCTGAACTAAAAAATTGTTTAATTCTAGATTTAGAAGAAGGTAGTGATTATGTAGACGCACTAAAAATTAAAGCTGCAAACATCAGAGAGATTAAAGCAATCGGAGATAAGATCAAAGAAGCTAATTATCCTTATGATATTATTGCGGTTGATACTATTACTGCACTTGAAGATATGTGTATACCTTATGCTGAAGATCTATATGCAAAATCTCCAGGCGGTAAAAACTGGTTCAGTGAAGGTAAAGGTAAGTATGGTACTATACTTAACCTGCCTAACGGATCTGGTTACGCGTGGTTACGTGAAGCATTTACTAAAGTCATTGACTATATTAAAACATGGGCTCCTAAAATAATTTTAGTAGGACATATTAAAGATATACTTCTTGATAAGAATGGTTCTGAAATAAACTCTATTGAGATTGATCTTACAGGTAAGCTAAAGAGAATCTGCACTTCACAGTCTGACGCAATCGGTTACTTATACCGCAAGGGAAATAAGAATATGATTAGCTTTAAAACTAGTGATAGCGTAGCTTGTGGCGCAAGACCTGAGCATCTTCGCAACCAAGAGTTTGTTATAAGTGAATACAACGATGAAGGTGAGTATACAACTTACTGGAATCAAGTATATATTGATTAATTAATAATTTTTATCTAAATGATTAGTACTAAAGACATCGAAATCAAAGGATCAGGCGACTTGATTTCAAAAGTAATTGAGCCTGGTAATCTAGAATGTACAATTATGGATATTGAACTTTCTATTCCACCGTATGATTCTTCAGCATATAATATTGTATTATCATGCGAAGGTCCTGATATGGGTGAAGGATTTGAAGGTTTCTTTATTGATAAAGACAACGAGAGTCTAGGTCGTTACAAAGGACAAGTTGGTCGTATACGCTTAAGCCAATATGCTTTTTCGAATGGAGAAACTAAATCTGGTATTAAGATTGACAGAGATATTGCTATGCTTAGAGCGCTTAAAAGCCTTTGCATAGAGCTCGGTTGCGAAAACTGGCTTGAAAAGCAAGACAATCAGCATGACACAATTGAAAGTTTGTTTACTCAATTCAAAGAAGACAAACCTTTTGCAGGTACTCCTTTAAGAATGTGTATCGGAGGTAAAGAATATACTAACCGCAATGGTTATATCAACTATGATTTATATTTACCTCGCATTAGTAAACAAGGTAAACCATATGAATCAACTTCTGTAAATTCTAATAATAGCAAACTTTTAGTATTTGACCCAAAAACACATATTATTGTGCAAAAAGAATCACCGAAATTAGATTCTTTTGGTGATGATACACCTGGAAGTGATTTTGATATTTAATTAGATTATTCTCTATTTAAAAAAGAGGGGAGATCTAATTAGAGGTTTTCCCTCTTTTTAATTTTACAGATCGTGATAAAGACTAAAAATATTCCCATAAGTTATAAAGACGTTCCGTCTGCATGGGTTTTTGAGTATTATTGCAATCTGCCTTTTAGTCTCAATACGGATTTGGTAAAGATTAAATCTCTGTGGAATAATGAAAAGACTCCTAGTATGATTATTGGTTATAAAAACGACGGTTATATATTTAAGGACTTTTCTTCTGGTAAATCCGGTAATCATGTTTCTTTAGTTAAAGAATTATATAACATCAGTGTTAGTGAAGCACTGCACAAGATTGTTACTGATTATACTAAATATGTGATAAACAACGGTTTACCTAATGTTGTAACAGAAATTCAAGTCCAAGAAAAATATAAGTTTAGCCAATATGAAGTGCGTAAGTGGAATATTCAGGACAGTAAATTTTGGACATCTTTTGGCATTTCTTCTAAAATTTTAGAACAATTCAATGTAAGACCTTTATCTAAAGTAATCTTAAGCAAAACAGATAGTCCGAATATAGAACTAACACCTAATTATTGTTACGGATATTTTACAGACCAGGGTGAACTTTACAGAGTTTATCAGCCGTATTCTAAACAGAAGTTTGTTATTCTAAATGCTGAGTATATTCAAGGTTTAAACCAATTAAAGTTTAAATCAGATTATGTTGTTATCTGTAGTTCTTTAAAAGATATAATGTCTTTTGTAGCAACTGGAATCAACGCTGATTTGCTTGCTCCAAATAGCGAAAATAGTTTGTTAAGTGAGTCGGTTATAAATTGGTTAAAAAGTAGATACAAGCATATTATTATTCTGTTTGATAACGATAAGGCGGGTAAAGAAGCTGCAAATAAGTATTTTATTTACGATATTAGTTCAATCAATCTTGACTTAGAAAAAGACATAAGCGACTCTGTTAAAGCTTGTGGCGTTGAAAAAGTACGAGAAGAATTACTAATTCAATTAAGAAAATACAAAAATGACAATTTTAGCTCTTGACATAGCATCACTTATCGGATGGTGCTTAAACAATGATTTTTACGGTACTTGGGATTTGAAAACAAGAAAGGATGAATCGATGGGTATGAAACTTATCAGGTTTAAATCTAAACTTAAAGAAATTCATAATCTAGAAAGTTTAGACTTGATTGTTTATGAAAGACCTGCCGGTAGGCACGCTAATTCTGTTATACATCAAGCAAAGCTTATTGGAATTTTAGAAGAGTTTTGTGAGCAATCTGGTATTCAATACAGTGCTAGTAGTGCTTCTGAAATTAAAAAGTTTGCTACAGGTAAAGGAAATGCTAGTAAAGATGAAATGATACAAGCAGCTAAAGATAAGTATGGGTATGATGGTAGCGATGATAATGAAGCAGACGCTATTCATCTATGGAATCTTACAAAAGATAAATTATTATGAATGAAATTGATGTTTTAGTATTAAAGAAAAATATAATTAAGGCAAAAAATGAAGACTACAAATACATTATAATTACTTACGAAGGATCTGGAGATAGTGGTTCAGTAGAACAGATTTATATGAGTAATGAAATTCCTGATAGTCCTTGGGAGAGTATTAATGGGCAAGAAATAACACTTCCTGATTCAGATGCTATTGAACATTGGGCTTACGATACGGCTCTTGAGTCCGTTTCTGATTGGTATAACAATGAGGGTGGTTACGGTATAATTGTTATTAACGTTAATGAGGGTACTTATGAGATAGAAAATAACGTTCGTTATGTGGATGTTACTACTGAAACTCACTCAGGTAAAGTATAATGGCACATCCTAATTTACACGCAAAATCTTCAGTCCAAAAGTTTGGAGGTAAAGAAGAAGACTATATTCTAATACATGAATGGTTTGATGAAACTAAAGCTTGGTTA